GCGGGACTTTGGTTTGATCGTGTTGGTGCTTTGCACCGTTTTGACAGCAGATTTAACACCGGACTGGAGCGCATCAAATTGCATAGCTTTGTGCAATATGAGCTTTTCAAGTGGATCGACAACAGCGTTGTAGGTTTGCTCAGGTATTCCCTGCTCAAGCGCATACGCCTTTAACTTGCCCTCACTCTCGTCATTCCATCCTGGCACTTTCTGCCGAAGAACCTCAGTGCTCTTAGTCATGAGTTCCTGTAAGGATTGCTCATGTGCCTGCTGAAATTCCTTATTCTTTAACTGTACGTCATTGATGATGGTATCACGTTCCTGCCGTGTTTCATCCATCGCCATCTGAACCTTGGTGATATCAGTGGCCGTCAGGCGATCGATGTTCTCGCGTAAATAGCCTCTGGCCTGCTCAATCTGTTGATCAAGCTGGTGTGCTTTAAGGACGTTCTCCTGTACTTTCATGGCGAAAACATACTGTGAGTTAACGCGCTTTAGGTTCCCAGACTGGACCTCAACCTCTTTTCGCTGTGTAGCAACCTCTTGCGTTTTCTCGGTGTAATCCTTGGTACGCATTAAAGCGTCTTTGATAGTCTGTGGCGCCTCGATAACCTGGCCATCCCACTCAAACTCAACTAAAGACTCTTCGCCCTCCTCAACGGGCTTGGGCTCTGGCTCGTATTCTTCCTCTTCCTCCTCGGAAGGATCCTCAGTGGGTTCCTCAACCAGTTCCTCGACAGGCTCTTCAGCGGGCTCTTCTTTCGTTGGGTCAGGGCCAAAAATAAGATCAGCTACTCTTTCTTCTGCTGCTTCTTGATCACTCATAAATCATCCTTTTGCCTCTCTTGCTCTGCGACTCGATGGTCTTCCAAATGGCCGTCTTCAATGGCTGTTTGCAGATCATTCTCGACATCACGGAGTAGATGCAACATCTTCCTAACATCCAGCAAGGCGGTATCATCACCCACTGGGGTTTCTTCAATCATGTCCCGGTACTTCTCACGAATATTCTGGAATGATGCCTTGATATCAGGGTCATCAACTAACCGCTGTATACGGTCTGCTTTACCGGTCATCTCTTACGCCTTGACCCGATGGGCCTTCCGTTATCGTCCCTGACAAGTTCTCTTTCAGCATCTATCTTCTCGTCAAGCTCTTTAACAGCGTTGGTTATCTTGCCAATAGACTCTGCTACCTGAGCATTCAATAAGGCAACCGCATCAGCAGATGCCTGAGCAATATTGTTCGCTGAGTTTATCGGCGCATCACGTAACGATGCCCGAGCCCCTTCAAGGCTTAACTGACCCTCGCCCTTTTTATCAGCAAGAACCAACTGAACTTGAGCATTAACGTCAGTCTGATAGCGCTTGTCCGCACTGTCCACATCTGTCTGATACTTCTTGACCTCGGCATCTGTCTGCGAGTCTTGTGCTGATACCTTGACCTTCTCGGCCTCAATCTCTAGCGCCTCACCGGTATAATCCCTTCCCGGTGGTGGAGGGTCAACAGTCGCTGGATCAGTAAATACTTTGGTTGCGGGTATATCAGCGGCTCCGGCTATCATCTTCGATAACTCATAGGCGTCATCCATCTGTACAAATGGAGCACCAGCAGCCAATGCCTTTTCCTGAATATTACCTATGACTAAAAGCCTTTGCAGTAACGAGTCTTTATTACCAGCAGCAAACGGTGCAACAACCCGCATATCCCGGCCTGTACGCCATTGGGTAGGATCGATATCAACCCACTGACCTCTGAGCTTAATGGTCTCGTCCTGATGGCCTGACTTGATAATCAACTCATGGGCGATCGAGAACAAACGCTTGAAACCCGTACCAAAGAGTCGGGCAATATCCTCAACGCGTTGGGATGCCATTGTTGATAACTGACCAATACGGTCATGATCATTGTTAGCGAAACCATCAATACCTTTGAACTGTCGATGAACACCAACACGAGACTCAACCACTGTGTCCATGTGCTGCAGTCCCATCATGGCTTGTGGGAACGTGTTCTCTGTTGGCAATGGCATGACATGGCCCTGACCCGGTATAGCGCCTCCCTTGGCCCTGATAATACGACCCGGCCGACTCACTAGCATATCGTCTATCGTGATCTTATCTGAGACGACATGACCGGGGTTTAAGGAGAGTTCAAGTGCATCCAGTCCACCGCGGAGCATCTTGGTCTTGATCTTTTGGATATCGATAACAAGGTCAGTAATCGACATGCCAACGTGTCTGTGAGTGTTGATGTACGGCACAATACAAGCTACTGGTATGCGTGAGGTTTCCTCTCGTTCCAGTATCTCCCGACCAACAACAACGACCCTCTGAAGCTCAGCAATACCGTCATCATCATAGTCATATCGAATCCAGACCGTCCTGACAGTGACCTGTCGTAATGCCCCTGAGCCCTCAACATCGGCGTCTTCTTGTAAGGGATCATCACGAGCTGCATCCTCTTCAGTGTCCTCAACACCCTGATCTCCGATATCGTCAGGTACGTCAAAGCCCAATAGGCGCAACTCTGAGATTGTCATTCGATCCCAGTACTCGAAGTAATTACACTCTTCCAACGTAAAGTCCGGAGTGTCTTGAGCTATCCGTGTTCTCTCAGGCGGTAATACCTGGAACTTCAGTCGTGTTTGTGCTTCAACACGCTTGACCACAACATCGAATAGCTGCTTGAATTGTTTCTCAGGTTCTTTACCCGCCACGGCATAGAGTGCCATAGCACCGAGCATAGTGGCCTCATCACTGGGGTCTATAGGTTGTCCAGTAGCTGGGTCGAGCAATATGCCATCATCATTGGGGTCATCAAACTGCTTATGCTCTACTACCTCATTGCCATCCTCCAGCAGTAAGACAAGCTGTTCTTCTGTCTGACCCTCATAGCGCTCTTTCTCGGGGGTTAGCTTTTCCTCCATCGTGGCAAGGCAGTAGGCGTTCTTTGTCGATAGCGCGTCCTGACACCACTCTCTGACTATCAGTTCCCAGTTTCCCTTTTGGGTGACCTGATAGTTGAGATAGTCTGACTCCTGTTCTGCAACAGGCTCATCCTCAGGACCTACAGGATCGAACTCAACAACATTCTCACCACCGGCAAAGATGCGCATCATCGAGGGCATGATCCATTGGATAGTCTCAAAGACAGCACGGTCATTAACACCTGACCTGCCCTTGGGGACGCTGACTAATGTCTTGCCATCATAGGCATCGATTGATATTGATCGTTGCTTGGATAGCTCACCGTTATCGCTAGCGCCTGAGCCTAATGACTGGCCAGCATAGTTATCAATGGCAGCTAGAAGGTCTGATTCATTAGCGTGTGGCATTAAACTATCCCCACATCGCTGTATTGGATTGGCTTCATGTCTTCGTCTTCATTAAATATACTCTCAGCAACAACACATATAAGCCCAAATCCATCAGCAGCATGAGATGACCAATCATGTTCTGGACCTAATCCAATATCACGAGCCTCGTCCTTTTTCTCATGGTACCACCCTAGCGCTTCTAAACCACCCGATGTTGTCGCCTCATTAAACCTGAATGATGTAAAAAACCTGCGCCCGGCTTCAATCCTTGCCTTCGCCGCACCCTTCCCCTGATTCGTAACAACCGTTACATCGTACCCAGCTGCTGCAATCGCGGACTCATAGCTAACGTCATAGACCTTGTCGTGCGCTGATCCGTCATGCGGTAGCCATACTTGTGAATTGCTTGGCTTGTATCCCTCATCGCGCATCCAGTTAAGGTGTGTCGCCAGTGGTTGGCCTACAGCCTCATAGTAGTTGACCGCTCGTATCTCTCTACCTATGAACTGTACCGCCCATATTGTTACAGCATCAGCCCTTGCGCCCGTTCCTCCAATATCAAAGAACAGCCTGTATGTCATTAGAGGGTCTGGGGCTACATGACCAATCCGACCCTCGTTCCTTGCAGCTATCAGGTAGGCTGCGTAATAAGCCCCCTCTATGACAGATACATATTCACCGTCCCACACATGGGGATATTGGTCTGGGTTCATTCGTAACGTATCTAGGCGTTCCTGCTCTTGCTCTTCGTGCCTAAAGGGATTGTCCCTCCAATTAGCGCAAACGGAGACAGCTCCACTCGGAGCCTCACTACCTCGGAACAGCACATCAACTGCATCGGTCTTTCTGCGGGGGTTCCAGCTAAACCAGCGCTCTGAGCCATCTGCCCGTAATGTTGGTCGGTATAGCGTCAGTGAGTGCTTTGTGGCTGTGTGTGCCTCTTCCCACCAACCACGCTTGAAGTCCTCAAGGCTCTTTATGCTCTCCGCGGTGTAATCGTTCATGCCCTTGAATATGATTATGCCGTCCTTTGGGGTCTGTATTTCAGCCTTATATACCTTGAATCCTTGAGCCTCACCAAGACCGAACTGCTGTAGTTTAGTCTCGATTAGCTGTTTGGCTGATTGGGCTAGATCCTTTTGTACCTCACGAATGCAGACACTTCGCAATCCTTCGCCACTATCACCAGGTTCCGCTAATGAATCCTCGACCAGTTTGTCTGAAAAGAAATGAGACTTTCCGCTACCTCTGCCACCATAAGCGCCCTTGTATCGAGCTGGTGCGAGTAATGGGATAAATGCTTTAGCTGTCTTTATCTGTAGAATCGACAATGACTCTCTCAATCTTGCTCACTACAGGGATAGCATCACCATCGGGACCACTGAGCTCCATGAGTTTGGGCATGAGCTTACCTATCACGTTTAGATAAGCATCAGGCTTGTCTTCACGGACCTTAGCTACTGTATCCAGACCGTTGGTCTCAAAGTCATCAGATAGGGCCTTTAGGAATGCTTCCGATAGCTTAGATCGGCTTCCCTTGGGTCTTCCGTTAGGGTTTCCGCTTTGACCGGGTTTGAATTGTGTGTCTGCTTTTGGCAACCTGTTTGATTCCTGTTAGTTCAGGCCTATCTCGCTTGAATGTCCTATCCCAATTACTTTCATGTGTTTCACGTGGAACCTTGGTCTTACTCAAATGATATCCATGTTGCTCAATATAATAAGCACACAGATAATGATCAGGAATATAGCTAAGTTGCTCACGTCAATAACAGCGCCATTATAGCACTCTCGTCATCACGTTCCTCTTGCTGTATTTTCTTTAGCATAAGTTGTGATATTTCAATGTCTTGTTCTATTTCTTTCGCCCGTCTTATATAGGCTTGGTTGATAACGGCTTGAGTTCGCTTGACCTCTCGTTGTAAGACCTTTGATGTTGTGACATTACCTGCGGCGGTCTTAACGCTGACTCTGGGTGGTTTCGGTGTTGTTGGTGTGAGTACGTCTTGTGCGGCTGATTGTTTAGCTATCTGTCTTGCTTGCAGGAGTATCGATTCAGCAGCAGCAATAGATTCAACTGATATTTTTTCTCCGTCTACCTCAACAATATAGAGTAGCTTGCGTACACCACCTCCACCCTTTTGCTTGGCAACGACTCCAACTACACCAAGAGCGGGGCTTGAGACCTCGGACGCTGATTCTACGCTAACAGCGGTTAATACGTGGGTTTGAGTAAGGGCAGGAGAACTTACCTCACTAGCCGATTCAACATCTTCAGCACTAAGGGCGTCTGTGCCGTCAACAGGGGCCAGTAAGTTAAGTATTTGGAGGGGTAGTAACATTTCCCCGTATTATGCAGCGTCTCGGATAGTATTGTTGATAGCATCCAGGGTGAATACATTTCCGCTTGTAACGCCCTGTGGAGCCGTTAGCGCCCCTGTAGACACGAGTATGGATGCTCCATCGGTTAATGCCCAATGGGTCGCTGTGTCAGTCCCTGTGACGCTTCCGTCGGTAATAGCGGGTACAATAACCCTTCTGCCATCTGTTACCCCGTCCTCTGGAGCTCCGGTGTTTAATCCGGTCTTATTTCCCAGAGTAAAAGTGCTTGTCGCTTCAGTATAAGTCGTTGGCTCTTGTGAGCAGATATCAATACGAGTGCCATTGACATCGGCATAATCAAGGCCCTGATCAAAGACTTCGTCGCTTATGAATGCCATTATCCTTGCGCCTGATAGCCGTTAATCGAGACAATAATTGTCGTTATTGCAGCGCTGGGGTCAAAGAATAGACCTGTGGCTGCGGTGGCTTGCTTTAAGGGTGGGTCGAAGTTATGCGTAGCGCCACCTCCGGCTGGGGCTGGGAAGGTCCACATCACCGTGCCTCCGGTACCGTCCACTAAATCAACAGTACCGTTCGTTGATGCGTGAGAATTGGCAATCGTCACTGACGTTATATAATTATGCACACCAGCAGCACCAGCAGCAAAGTTCGTCATTGCGTCCTCTGAGCCATCGGTGTTTGTTTGTCTGCCACTGATAAGTTCTTCAAGGGTTGTGCCATTCCTTGATAGCAATACACCGTTTAAATCAGATTGCAGGTAGGTTAGATCAGCGTTAGCAACCTG